GCTCATGGAGGCTGGGTTCTACATGGATGTGGACCTTGGTGAGCCAACACATGAGCTGGATGACATTGAGAAGCAGAAGGCCGAAGAGATGGGCATGTCTGCTATTCAGGACGACCGCTATCGCGTTCTTGAGATGCATGTCCAGCTTGACTTGCCGGGATACGAGCACAAGAACAAGAAAGGCGAGCCGACGGGCATTGCACTACCATACGTAGTGACTGTTGAGAAAGGCACACGCAAAGTGCTGGCCGTCCGTCGTAATTGGTATGAAGATGACAAACTCCACCTCAAACGCCAGCATTTCGTCCACTACCAGTACATCCCCGGATTTGGGTTTTACGGTTACGGACTTATTCACCTTATTGGTGGGTACGCTAAGTCCGCTACCATGCTCGTCCGCCAGTTGGTTGATGCGGGCACTCTCTCAAACTTGCCCGGAGGGCTTAAATCACGGGGCCTTCGCGTTAAGGGTGACGATACTCCCATTGCCCCCGGAGAATTCCGGGATGTAGATGTACCAAGCGGTTCGATCCGCGACAACATTCTGCCTCTGCCGTATAAGGAGCCAAGTCAGGTTCTTTACACATTGTTCAATCAGATTGTGCAGGAGGGTCGGGCGTTTGCTTCCAGTGGTGACATGAAAGTCAGTGACATGTCGTCGCAGGCTCCTGTGGGAACTACCTTAGCTATTTTGGAGCGCACCCTCAAGGTCATGACTGCTGTGCAGTCGCGCATCCACTATGCTATGAAGCAGGAGTTCAAGCTCCTCAAAGTCATCATCGCTGACTATACGCCGGAAGAGTATGACTACGAGCCGGTTGATGGCCCGCGACGCGCCAAAAAAGCCGACTATGACATGGTCGATGTTATCCCGGTAAGCGACCCCAATGCCGCTACGATGGCGCAGAAGATCGTTACGTATCAGGCGGTCTTACAGTTGGCGCAGTCTGCCCCTCAGCTATACAACTTGCCGTTGCTGCATCGGCAAATGATCGAAGTGTTGGGTATTAGGAACGCGGCTAAGCTTGTGCCTATTGAAGATGACGCAGTGCCGGTTGATCCTGTACAAGAGAACATGAACTTTTTGACGCAGAAACCAGTTAAAGCGTTTCTTGAACAGAATCATGAGGCTCATATTCAAACCCACATGGCTGCTATTCAGAATCCAAAAATTCAGCAGATCATGCAAATGAACCCTGCTGCCCAAGCTATTTTTGCTGCTGCTATGGCGCACATCAACGAGCACGTTGCCTTCCAATATCGTATTGAAGTTGAGCGCATGATGGGTACATCTTTGCCCCCAATGCAAGGCGTTGGCGACGAGGAGGAAAAGCAAGTGATACCGCCGCAGGTGGCCGATCAGATCGCGGTTATGGCCGCACAGGCCACACAGCAGCTTTTTCAACGCGACCAGCAGCAAGCTCAACAACAAGCAGCGCAGCAAAAAATGCAAGACCCTGTCGTTCAAATGCAGATGCAAGAGTTGCAGCTTAAACAGCAGGACCTCCAACTCAAAGCGCAAAAGCAGCAAATCGAGGCCGCAGCCAAGGCCGATCAAATTCGTGTTGAGGAGGCGCGGATTGCTGCCCAGAAAGAGATCGCAGCAATGCAAGTCGCGGCTAATGCTGCTGCCGCAAAAGACAAGCTCACTAAAAACTTGGAGCTTGAGGGGGCCAAAATTGGCGTGCAAATCGCCAAAGATAGAGCACAAGCAAATCGCCCACAACGTCAACCTGAAAGGAATAAATCCTAATGTCCGATGAAATCCGAGTGCTTGCACTCGTGCAAAAAGAGATTGACAAGTTTCGCCAAGAGCAGATTGCTTATTTGGCTGCAAGCAGAGCTGACACGTTTGAAGAATACAAAAAGGTCTGTGGGGTAATCCGGGGTCTAAACCTCGCAGATCATGTAATTAATGACCTCGTGCAAAGGATAACCAATGAGTGAGTTTGACGTGTCTGCCGTAGACCTTTCCGGTATCTTAAATAAAGATGCCGCAGAAAAAGCTAAGCAACTCCCCGACCCCAAAACGTATCACATGCTAACTGTGGTGCCAGAGGCAATGGAGGAGTATGCGGATAGCGAAGTTGGTCTGATTAAAGATGCCAAGACCATGCACTACGAGGAGGTGCTGACCCCCGTATTGTTTGTGGTCAAGCTTGGCCCCGACTGCTACAAGGACGCGACTCGCTTCCCCAGTGGCCCGTCTTGCAACGAAGGTGACTTTGTCATCGTGCGCCCAAATTCAGGCACCCGCTTGAAAATTCATGGTCGAGAGTTCCGAATCATTAATGATGAGTCGGTCGAGGCTGTTGTTGAAGACCCGCGTGGAATCCGCCGCGCTGCATAAGGAGTAAATCATGCCGCTGCCAAAGTTTGAAAGTGATGAGTTTGAGTTTCCCGACGAAAAAGAAGAAAAAGCCAAAGCAAAAGCAGAAAGTAACGATTCCGACCTAAAAATCGAAATTGAAGACGACACACCGCTAGAGGATAGAGGTCGAAAGTCCGCTCCTCCTCCGCAAGACCCCACCGAGGATGAGCTTTCCTCTTATGACGAAAAAGTTCAAGCTCGCATCAAAAAATTTACCCGTGGGTATCACGATGAACGCCGCGCCAAAGAAGAGGCAATGCGTGAACGTGAAGCAGCAGAAGCGTTTGCTCGACAGGTTTGGGAGCAAAACAAACAACTCCAGCAGCAGCTCTCTACGGGTAGTAAAGCCTATATCGAGACATCTAAAGGCGCAGCCGACGCACGACTGCTCCACGCCAAGAAAAAGCTAAAAGAGGCTTTTGAAGCGGGGGATGCTGAAGCTTTGGCTGATGCACAGGCGGACGTAGCTAACGCTACCGCAGAGGTTCGAGAAGCCTCCCGTTTGCGTCCTATTGAGGTTAAAGAGGAGGAATTTACCCCTGCCGCGCCTCAACAGCCCGCCGCCCCTCGTATGACACCCCGAATGCAGAAATGGGTTGACTCTAACTCTGACTGGTGGGGTAAAGATGAAGAGATGACTATGGCTGCAATGGGTATTGACAAGAAGTTGCAGAGGGAGTATGGTGCCGATTATGTTGGTACGGAAGAATACTTTCAAACAGTTGACCGTACCATGAAAAAAAGATTTCCTGAGTTCTTTGAATCTCAGAGCGAAGAGGAAGATGACCCGCCTCCACGAAAAAGGTCTGCTCCGGTAGAGGAGGAAGAACCTCCGCGCCGTGCTTCAAAATCTGCCGCTGTGGTAGCTCCGGCTTCTCGCAGCACTCCGCCTAGTCGTGTGCGACTGAAGGCATCCGAAGCGAATATTGCACGTCGTCTTGGGGTCCCTTTGGAGCAATACGCTAAACAGGTTGCTTTGCTTAATAGAGGTGAATAATGGATCAACAAGCTCAAACGGCCAACGCGCCGCGTCAAAATCGCCAGCCTCGGGATATGGAGTCTCGGGTTTCCACCATGCGTCCTCAAGCATGGCGTGCCCCTGAAGTTCTTCCATCCCCGGATGATCGCTCCGGATGGAGCCATCGCTGGGTACGACTTTCTACGCTGGGTACCGCTGATCCAAGTAATATCTCTAGTAGGCTACGTGAGGGGTATGAACCCTGCAAAGCAGAGGATTACCCTGAGATGATGATGTACGCCACTACCGAAGGCCGCTTTAAGGGCGGCATCGAGATGGGCGGGTTGTTGCTTTGCCGTATCCCTACTGAGTTTTTGGAGCAACGTATGAAACATTACGAGCGCCAAAATAAAGCTCAAGTGGACTCGGTAGACAACAGTTTCCTTCGTGAAAATGATCCGAGGATGCCTCTTTTCTCTGAGAAGAAGTCCAAGGTCACTTTTGGTTCTGGTTCTTAAATTTAGGAGTCTTAAATGGCTTATCCCACCATTGACAAGCCTTACGGCTTGAAGCCGATCAATTTGATCGGTGGTCAGGTGTTCGCCGGACAAACTCGCCAATATCAGATTGACCCTGCCGGGTTCGCTGGTAACATCTTTTATGGAGATGTGGTAAAGATTGTCTCGACGGGCTACATCGAAAAAGATACTGGTCAAGCGACCGCCACTCCCGTGGGTATCTTCCAAGGCTGTTCTTACGTTAACGCGCAAGGACAAGTCATCTTCGCGCAGTACTACCCCACCGGGTACGCTGCACCGACTGGCACTTACATCACTGCATACGTGCAAGATGATCCAGACATGCTGTTTAAAGCAGTTATCGTCGCTGGTCAAACCGAAGATGGAAACGGCCTAACTCCGGCTTATTTGAGCCGTAGTGTGATTGGTACCAACGCCGAGTTGGTGCAAAACACTGGTTTGACTTCGACCGGAGATAGCCGTATCGGTGTGTACGCTACCACTAGCGCTACTACCGCTTCGTTGCCAATCCGCATCATTGATGTCGTCCCTGACACCGCTAATTCCTCTGGTAACTTCGTTGAAGTTATCTGCAAGTGGAATGCCCCGTATGTTGTGTCTACTTCCACCTCCAGTGGCGGTATTACCACGACTACGACTAGCGTTGTGACCGGCGGTCATCAGTACCTCAACCCCGTTGGCGTCTAATCGAAGGAGTAATTAATCATGGCTATTTCACGCGCACAACTGCTGAAAGAGCTGCTCCCCGGTCTGAACGCTTTGTTCGGTATGGAGTACGCTCGCTACGGCGAAGAGCACAAGGAAATCTACGAGACCGAGACTTCCGAGCGTTCGTTTGAAGAGGAAACCAAACTGTCTGGCTTCTCCGCCGCTCCGGTGAAGAACGAGGGCAGCGCGATTGCCTACGATAACGCGCAAGAGGCTTGGAGCACTCGATATACGCACGAAACTATTGCTTTGGGTTTCTC